TCAGCTAGACACACAGATTATTGAAGTTCCAGAGTGGGGTTTGACAGGCGATAAAGCTATTCATACCAAGCCTTTCAATATGCTTGAGAAACAAAAGATATTCAAAGGTGCTACGAATACAGATTTGCTTGTACTCATTGACGTTATCGTTGAAAAAGCCTTAACAAAAGATGGCGAAAAGATGTTTAACGCTTCTCACATTCTTTCCTTCAAAACAAAAGCTGACACAAATGTAATCGCAGACGTTGCCACAAAGATAATGGGTACTGGTAATGAATCTATTGAGGACTATAAAAAAAACTAAGAAGTAACACAGAGTTACATAATATCTATGGTTTAGCCGAAAAGCTTCACAAAACAGTTTCCGAAATCTTGCAAATGTCTGTCGAAGAATTTAATATGTGGATTGCTTATTTTCAAATCCAACATGAGGAACGAGAACGACAAGAACGACTAGCAAAGGCAAGTAGATAAGTGGCAACAAAAAAAGTAAATATAGACATCATAGCGAAGGACAAGACCAGACAGGCTATGAAGTCAGCGTCTACAGGTCTTGATAATTTAAAAAAATCGGTTTTTAGTTTACAAACTGCCCTTATAGGAATAGGTGGATCATTAGTCGCTAAAAGTTTTCTTGATACCGCAAGGGAAACCGAAAGACTACAAGTACGATTTAAGTTTCTATTTGATGATGTTAGAGAGGGCGAGAAAGCCTTTAGAGGTCTGACAGAATTTGCAAGTAAAGTACCTTTCAGCCTAGAAGAAATACAAAGGGGTGCAGGTAATCTAGCGGTCGTTTCTCAAAGTGCAGAGGAAATGAATAGATTACTGGCTATAACAGGTGATTTAGCGGTAGCATCTGGTTTAGACTTCCAAACAACAGCAGAGCAAATTCAAAGAACATTTTCTAGCGGTATTAACTCCGCAGACCTTTTTAGGGAAAGAGGTGTAAGGGAAATGCTAGGATTTGAGGCAGGAGTCGCAATAAGTGCAGAAAAATCAAAGCAACACATAATAGATATTTTTCAAGAGGGTTCTAAATCCTTTGTCGGTGGGAGTCAAGTAATGGCAGACACCTTTGATGGTGTTATTTCTATGATTGGCGATAAGGTAAGGCTTTTTAAACAAGATGTAATGGACGCTGGACCATTTGAAGCGTTAAAAGGTTCAGCACAACTTTTAGACCAAGCATTAGTAAAAAACTTTGGTAGCATAGAAAAATCCGCTGAAATGGTAGGAGATGCGATAGTTGGGACAACTGTAAAAACAATTTTGTTCGCATCAGAAGTTATTGATACCTTTCAACCAGTTTTTAAATTTTTAGGTGATTCAGTAGCAAATCTAGTGAATTTTGTTAGAGGATTACCGCCACCGATAGACTCATTAGGTGTTATTGGCTTCTTAATGCTAGGTAAAAAAGGCAAATTGGCGGTTGGTATCATAGCAAGTCAGATAGATAGAATAAGGGGGATGCTTGCATCATTAATAGATGTAGAAATTAAAATGCAAGAAACAATGAAGGCTATCATTCCAGATTTTATAGAGGGTGATTCTATCGATAAATCATTAGTACAGTTGAAAAAAAGGGCAGAAGAATTAAGAAAACCTTTTAAAGATGTAGCAGATGAGTTGGATGAAACAGGCGAAAAAGCAAAACTTGTTTTCCCATCTATAGGTGTGGAAATAGATAGGGCAAGAGTAAGAGAGGAGGGGTTTACTGGAGCATTTTTAGACCAGTTAGAAGTCCTGGACAAAATACTTAAGAAAAACAAGGAAAGAAACTTGGGCATGTCACCTTTTGGTATGGGTGGGAAAATTGAACAATCACATAAAAAACAAACGGACGCAGTCAAAGAAACAACAAAAGCAACTTTAAGCCTTGCTGAAGCGGAGAAATCGCGTTTGTCTGCATTAGAAGCAGTTGAAATGGCTTTGGGAAGACATGAATCACAAATTGGACTTTTTGCTAACTTTGCTAATGGATTTAAAGAGGTAGCCGAATCCCAGAAAGAAATGTTTAAACAAATGCAAGATATAGGTGCATCTACATTTGATAAACTCAAAACATCACTTACCGATTTTGTAATGACAGGCAAACTAAGTTTCCAAGACTTAGGAACTTTTGTAGTTCGGTCAATGGTCGATATGCTCATAGGTGAAGCGATAAAGAACGCCATGAAAGGGTCTTTAGCGATGTTCAAAGCAGATTCTATCAAGAAAGCGTTTATAAGCTTGTATGAAGGTGCTATGAAGACTTTTGCTTCTATACCTTTCCCATTCAATGTTGGTGCTGTAGGAGGTGCTATAGCCTTTGGTACTGGTCTTATAAATAAAATAAGAGGGTTTGAAAAAGGTGGTAGACCGCCAGTAGGACAACCAAGCATTGTTGGAGAAAAGGGTGCAGAGCTCTTTGTACCAGACCAAGCCGGGACAGTTGTTCCCAATGATAAGCTTGGCATGAACCAAAATGTAACTGTTAATTTCAATATAAATACTGTAGATGCTAGAGGTTTTAACGAATTATTAGTAAATAGTCGGGGTGTTATCGTAAACCTTATTAATAGTGCTATGAACGAAAAGGGTAAGATGGCAGTCGTATGAGTGGAGCTTTACCAAAAACAAATTTCACCGCTATTAATATCAAGAGCAATCAAAAAACGCTTTTCTCTGAAACAGACAGCGGAAAAACATTTAGGAGACAGGTGCAAGGTCAAAGGTTTAGTTTTACTCTTTCATATCCTCCCATGACTAGATCAGACTTTGCACCAGTGATGGCTTTCATTATGAAACAAAGAAATAGAAAAGATAATTTCACAGTGACGTTCCCAAGCTATTTCAATGCACAGGGTAACGAAACAGGCACTTTGTTGGTTAATGGTGCTCATTCAGTTGCTGATACTACAATCGCTATAGATGGATTTGCAGGAGATGGGTCGGGGAGGTTGAAAGCAGGTGATTTTATAAAGTTTGCCCATGATAAAGTTTATATGGTTGTGGAGGATGCAACTTCATCTAGTAATGCTTCTACAGTTACAATAGAACCACCGCTAAGAGAAACACTAGCAAATAATAGTGCGGTTACTTATGACTCAGTGCCCTTTACAGTGCATTTAACAAGTGACGTTCAAGAGTTTGCAACAGGGCGAAATGATAAAAATGGTAATTTGTTATTCAATTATGAGTTTGATGTAATAGAGAGTTTATAGATGGCTAGAGGTTTAACAAGTGCGGTAAAAACAGAACTAGCCACAGGAAATATTGAACCAGTTATTTTATTAGAATTAGGTTTCGGAACACCCGTATATCTAACAAATGCTAGTTTTGATATTACCTCAAGCGTCTCAGGAAGTTCAAGAACATACCAAGCAAACGGACATTTCAGAGGGATAACAGGGGTAAGCGAAACAAACGCACCCTCCAAAAATAGTCTTGTGGTCAATCTTTCGGGTGTAGACCAAACCTATATATCTATAGCACTCAACGAAAATATAATAAACGATAATGTATTTGTTTATAGAGGGTTTTTAGATGCAAACCTTGCACTTATAGCTGACCCATTTCTTTTATTTTATGGAACAATAGACGAATATAAGATTACGGATACTACAAAATCAGCAAGCATAAACCTAACTGTTACGTCACATTGGGGTAATTTTTCTAAACAAAGTGGGCGAACAACGTCAGATACTTCACAAAAAAGGTTTTTTTCTTCCGACAAAGGCATGGAATTTTCCGCTTTGACTGTAAGCGACATTAAATGGGGTCGGGTATGAGTAGCGTTCATATATACCAAGCAGAGAAGAAAGATTTCCAAGAGGTCTTTGATTTGTTGATAAATTTTAAAGAAGTTGACCTAGTTGACGTAGACTTACCCAAAGTAGATAAGCCAAAACTAAAAGCATTTATTGATTTCGTTTTACAAAAGGGCAAGATTATTCTTGTAAAAGAGTTAGACCAACAGGAACTTATTGGCTGTTGTATATTTCATAAATCAGAATATTGGTTTAGCAAACAGGAACTAATAAACATAAATATTCTTTATATTAAAAAACAATATAGAAATTTTAAGTTAGTAAAAACGCTGATAGATAGCGTGAAAAATGTGGCTGATGATTTACCGATAGTTATGGGGGTGACAACAAAAATAGAGATAGGTGGGGTGTTAGAAAAACTTGGGTTTGAAAATATGGGCGGTAACTGGAGATTGGCATAAATGTGTGATTTTATTGGCGATTTTATCGAAGACGTTGGCGATTTTATCGGTGATGTAGTTGATGTAGTCGTAGACGTAGTAGAAGACGTTGTAGGGTGGCTAATACCACAACCAGAAATACCAGAGTTCGGGGATGACTTTGCGGAACAGCAAGCACAGGGGA